CTTTTAAATCTGCTGAAATGTCAAGAGCATAATCACCATCTGAACCACCTGTTGGTGTTCCATCAAAAAGTGTTACACTTTTTGCAATCCATGCTGTACCGTTACCTTCAAAAATTCCAAAGGAAGTGCTTGCTGTATCAAACCAATAAGTTCCATTTACTGGATCTCCTGTTGGTGCTACATCTAACGGTTCCATTTCTTCTACGTTTAAATCTGCACGAGTTACGATTGCTCTGTTTGCAACACCTAAATAATAGTATGCGGCTAGAAGACCGTATTCGTTTAATTCATGTCCGTGTACTGGGGTACCATCTACGATTGTAAATTCTGGTTCTCCATATAGCTGAACTAATTCTCTCTGACTAGTGATAGTTAGAGGTAAACCAGCATATTTGGATTTTGTATATTCTGCAATAGTTCCATCTGGTGCTAATTTATTAGATCGCGTTACAATGAAAATCGCAGGAACTGTTCCATTACCGGCCGATGCATAAGCGGATTCGTCAATGACGGAAACCGATACACCTGGGGAAACTAAAGTTGCCATAATTTTTTTCTCCGAGTTTAGTTTACAGGGCGTCTGCCCTTCTCAGATGTATTTAGCTAAAGGACCAGTAAAACCGGCTATTTATTAGGGTAGTTAATTTATAGATTTCTAGGACAACGTTAAGTTTAAGCGTCGTTGTGCAAGTATATCAACATTTTTTACTAATCTATCTAATGATCCATTATTATCAATAGTAAAATCACACATCCATTGTTCAATACTCATACTACTTGGATCTTCTAATTCTAAGTGATCTGCTCTATCTACCCATATTGCATAATCAAAAATTATTTCGTTTTGCATAGCAAAATATTCACGTTTGTTTCTCAGACCGCAGTATATGTCATGCTTTGCAAATAAATTTCTTCCAAGTTTAGCCAAGTCATCCTTACAATAATCATGTATCATTTCGTACCATTCAGTTCTATGGTTATGTCTGTCAGCATAACATTCTTCCTCGTCCTTATATCCATACTTGTTTTTAGTATCGTTGAATATAAACAGTTCTGAGCAAAACTTTGAACTTGATTGAAAAGTATAACCATATTTTGCCAGCAGTTCACATACAGTATCCTTGCCGTGTCTTCCGTGTCCTACTACTAGTAATTTGGGTAATTGCATATTGGTAAATCCTAACTATAATAATTTATTATAGCATTATTTGACTGTATTGTCAAAACATTGTTTAACCAAATATAAAGCTAATAGGAGTTCCGCCGTCAACGTAATTAATAAGTTCGGCTTCTAGTTTTTCAATTTCAGCTTGAGATTGTGCAATAAGGTCGTTACCGTTTAACTGTACTCCACCTTGTGGTCCAGCTAAGGCTCCAAATTTGCTACGAGCTTGTCCTAAAGACATTTTTGCTACTGCTAAAGCATAGTCTTTTAACCATGGATTGGAATGTGAATCACTTAGTAACATTTCGTCTGGTCTATGGTTATAGATATGAAGAATACATTCCTCATCACTTCTAATTTTTCTATGTAGATGGATTTTCTTTGTTACTTCATTCCAATTAAATATTAGATGAGCTCCAAACATTTTGCCCATTTGCTCTCTATAACCCATATATAATTCAAATGTAGCAAGTCCGCCACCTCGTCCTGCATTTAGCATATACATATTCAAGTAACCTGCTTCAAAAGGTTCAAAGTCAGTTGCACTAGCAGAGATACCACCGGCATTTCTTCTGTATACTTGCTTAACTTCCATTACCTCGCTTGGTAATATATAGGTGCTCTCTTGTGGACTAAGTTTTAAGACCATAAAACTTTCTTCAACGGCACGAGTACTACGTTGCCTGTATTTGGCAACCGCTTTATCAATAGCCATATCATAGTGTTCTTTGTCTAATTCTACATCAACCATTCCTTCACCAAGAGATAGCTCGATATATTTGATAACTTTGTTGCGTTCTGTAGTAATTGCCATAAATTTTGTCTCCGTATTATTTATGGCAATTATATTAGAACATATAGGTTGCTACTTTATAATTTTTAGTAATAACGTCTCTTCTGATATCCTAGGACGAAGTTTAACTTCTGTTCCTTTAATTTTACCTAAAAATTTCCGTAACTCAGGACGACTAGCCTTTTTCCATTCTGTAAGTTGTTCTTCTGGCCTACGAAGTGTTTTGCTAATACTCTTATCAGTATCATGTCCTGTAATACTAGTACTCTTAACTGTTAGGTGAGATACTACAACATCACCGTGCTTTGCGGCAACAAATCTACCAAGTTTTCTTGTCTTTGTATTATAAGTCCAAAGTTCAGAGCATTGCAATATATCTCTTGGATCAACACTCTTGAATTCAAGTCCTCCTAGTGTATATGTTTTTAGATATTTTAGTTTCCTAACAATACGTTCTGCTGGAATTGGTTTTCTCTTAGGTTTTGCCCTAGTAGAAATTTTCATTGCCTTATATGCATTCGCTCCGTCAACAATAGACTGCAAAAATTTAATAAAATTCTTAGCATCACGTTTTCCTAAGTGAGCATATGCTTCGTTTAACTGTTCGCAATCACCTTTTAAGTATTCTTCAATTTCAGCAATTAATGGCTTGTAAAATTCAGCAATTTGAGGAGCAGAGTTTGCCGCTAAGTTATTTGACTGTAAAAATTTATATGCATCAAATGCTTTACCTTGCTCAGTAAAGTCATCTACTGCACCTTCAATTTCACCTAGCAGATCATCAAGTTGTTCTTTCAATCTATCTTGTATTGTTTGTTTAGGAACTGCACTCTTTTTCTCAATCGCTTTCTTTTCCTCAACGATTGTCTCGCCAACTTCAATTATCTCTTTTATGTTTTTATCAAGCCATGTACTTAAAGGAGCAACCTCTCCCATTGTACCTGCTAGATTTTCCCAATATTCTGCATATGCAGGATGATAGTCTGGCCATCCTCTTGATAACAACCTAGCACTACAACCCAGACTAGGACCAAATCTGCTATCTGGAACTTTATTAACTATAGTTGATTTACTTTTAAATTCTTCATGTTCTTTGCAATATGCAACAACCCAACCTTTATAGTCAGAGCTCTTACAGTCTAAACGATAATACTCGGACATCTGCCTGTATGTTTTACAATACTCTTGTCCGTTTAGAGATTCAATTCCTTCAAACTTAGGCTCTCCTGTGCTAACACGCCTAGCGGCACGAGGTTTTTTACGTTTTGTTACTTTTGGCAAAGCCATAGATGTTCTCCTATTTCTAACTAACTACTAGTAAGTATATAGTATTCTTACCTTGGTGTCAACCTAAATCTAAGAACGGTAAATACAATATATGTAATTAAGGAGCATTTATGCCAAGAATTCAACTCTGGAATAACGATAAAGGTAAGGATTATCACTACCAAGACCGCATTATACGAGAAGCTGTTAATGCAGGTGGTACCTCTATCTATATCCACAAGTATTTAGGACCTGCGTCGCAGGGAGAAACAAATGATCCTGCACAACCAAATTTACAAGCAAAAGGTGATGTATCTGAGTTGGATATACAAGATTTACTATTTTTAGAAAATAGAGATCGTGTTTATGATACTACAATTTACGAATTAAGAGGAACATATAATGTTGCAGATACTGACTTTGATTTAAGCCAGTTTGGTTTATTCCTTAGTGCTGATACTATTTTTATTACTTTCCATACAAACGATATGGCTTCTATATTAGGTAGAAAACTTATGGCTGGTGATGTTATAGAATTACCTCACTTAAATGATGACTTACTGTTAGATGCTGGTGCAAAGAGCATTAATAAATTTTATGTTATTAATGATGCATCTAGGGCCGCAGAAGGTTTTGGTCCTACATGGTGGCCTCATTTATGGAGAATAAAAGCATCTCCAATGATGGATGCACAGGAATATCGAGGAATACTTGGTGATCCAGAAGATGAAGATAGTTTAAAGAATGCATTAAGTACCTACCAAAAAGAAGTTGAAATTTCTGAAGCAGTTATTGCTTCGTCAGAGGTACTTGTACCCGACTCAGGCTTATGGGACGATTCATCTTTCTTTGGAGAAAAAGAAGGAAAAGAGCCAACAGCAGATCCGGATAGCGGACCTGTAAAAGACATTAAAGTAGGTGGATTACCAGATAAGAATTTAGTTTCATCTGGTTTAAGTTTTCCTAGCAATCCTGACCAGCAAGAATATTTTATTAGAAGTGATTTTGTTCCTAATAGATTATTCCAGTATATAGGTAAAAAATGGCTTAGAATATTTGATAGTGTTGAACAAGCAGGATTTGGAGGCGACTTACGACCTAGAACACCAACTAATGCATTTATTAATAATGATAACAAAACTAGATCTAGTAATCCAGCAGACGAAAAAGGTATTACTAGCGAAAAGCAAACTTTATCTAAAGTATTTAAAAAACCTAGGACGGATGATTAGATGACTTGGTTTCTAGTGGCTTTAGTAATGTTTGCAGGATCTGAAGAGGTTGAGTTAAAAATAAACACGTCTTTAAAATTTGAAAATGCTAACGATTGCAAGGGATACCAAACAATATATGCAGACGGTTTAGATAAAGGTTTAAGATCGGCTTTTCCAAACATAACAGAGTTAAATATACAATGTGTAAACAATGAAACTCTTGAGGAAATGCAAAAACAAATATTGAAACAGGATAAAAAATAATGGCACAAACATATTTTTATGATCAACAAATAAGAAGATGGCTAGTACAATTTATGAGAGTATTTGGCGGATTTTCTGTTAAGATGGGTAAAGACGACAATGGAGCAGATTACTTTCATTTAGTACCGGTTAGATATGGCGATACTAGCAGAATGGCATCTCATATTATTAAAGAAAATTCAGAAAATAAAATCAATACTGTTCCGTTTATATCTGTTTATATCTCAGAATTAATTCCTAGTCCGGAAAGAAGATTAAATCCAACTCATATTGATAGAGCTCAAGTATTAGAAAAGAAGTTTGATTCTAATAATAATGAGTTTTTAGATGAACTTGGCGAGTCTTATACACTAGAAAGAATATCTCCTATTCCTTATGACCTAACTCTTAATGTTGATATATGGACTAGTAATACAGAACAAAAGTTACAATTACTAGAGCAAATACTATTGCTCTTTAATCCAAGTGTTAACTTACAAAGTAGTGATAATCCATTTGATTGGACAAGTTTAGGAGTTGTTGAGTTAATCAATACCACATGGACAGCAAGACAGATTCCAAATGGACAAGATGATATTATTGATGTTTCAAGTTTGATATATCAATTACCAATCTACTTAACACCACCTGCAAAAATTAAAAGACAAGTTCTTATTCATAGTATATTACAATCTGCATATGAAGATATTGATAATGTAAGTATTGAAAGTTTAAATATTAATTTTAACGGAAATACACAAAGACAATGGCTTACTTTTGAAAATAGACATATTAAAGTAAATTCAGATAATATTGAATTATTAAATAATGATAATACTAATATTGATAGAACACAAGGTACAGATTTATTAAATTGGACAACCCATTTTAATTTGCATGGTGGATTCAAACCGGGTATTACAGAAATTAGATTAAGAATAGGTCCAAGTTCAGCTTTTGCAGACGAAGCCGACGAAGTTATATTAATATGTGATGCTATTGTAAGTGGCAACGAAAATCTAATTGCTTTTACATTGAATCAAGATACATTGCCAAATGATACAATTACTTCTATCAATGGTATTATTAATCCACAGAAATCACAACCCGGAGTTGGAAATTTACCAGCAGAAGCAACCGGTCAGAGATATCTACTAGTTAATAATATTGTCCCATTTGATGGAGGTCCGTGGGGATTATTAGAAGCAGGAGAAGACGATATTATTGAATATAATGGTACAGATTGGGTAGTCAGTTTCGACTCAACGGCGGTAAACACAATAGGGTATACTACTAATGCTAACTCAGGTGAGAAGTTGTATTACGACGGAGAAACTTGGGTAATAGCAATAGAAGGAATATTTGAACAAGGTTATTGGAGGATAGTTAACTAGTTTTATCATGTTAAGAGCAGTAGGAGCATTAATTATATGTCAGAAAACACAAAGAGCGATGATGCAATTAAGAAGTGAAGAAGAGCGTCATAGTATGTGTTGGGGGTTATGGGGAGGAAAACTCATAGGCAACGAAGGCGACTTAGAAGGACTTAAAAGAGAGCTAGTCGAAGAACTCGGACATCCAGGAGTTCCTGATACTATTGGTATCAGTCATATCTATACATTCACAACAAGAAATCGACATTTTAGGCATGTAAGTTATGCTGTTTTATGCGAGGAAGAATTTAATCCTATATTAAACAACGAGAGTGCTGGATACTGTTGGGTTAAACTAAATTCATGGCCGTCACCACTCCATTATAATACAGGAAAAATGTTCAAGAGCAGAGCATTTAAAGAAACGTTAAAGAGTATACTAAGTGATGAGTTTAAAATTAGTTAAAGATAAAATTCCAGCTGAGTTTTACAGTGGTCCCCATAAACAGATGCAATTTACATTGTGTAACGAAGAAAGATTGAATAATCCTCTGTTAAACAAGTTATATAAAGATAATATTTGCTACACAGAACGTTGGTACTTAGAAGCCAGAAAGATTATATTTGACGAAAACTGGAACCATCCAATTATACAAATTATATGCGAAGATACTAACCTAAAGGCTAAACTTGTAAAAAGTACAGTCATTGATGGTGTATTAATGAGGAATGTTGTTAATAATGTTTCTCTACCAGAATTTCATATTAGTGCTGGGATTAACTTAAAAAAGTTGCATAGATGGTGTGGATTCTTTTCTAGTCTTCCCGACTCAACAAAAATTCTCGTTGACCTAAATGACCAATGTTAACACTAAGATCAATATCACACCAGATATCATAACCGGCTTCAATAGCTTTTGTACAAAATCCCATATCTTCTCCATGCCAGCTATCTGTTTGTTCATGCCATGTTAAAGGAAACCACGGAGCGTCAATTGACGCATATACATCTGCTTTAACTAACATACAGCCCATTCCAGCATACTTTACTTTTTTTAAACTACCGCTCATTTCAACTGGGACAACAGGATTAATTTCTTCAAAGGCAGTTGCATGAAAGGGCTCTACTCTTTTAGAATATGTTGCACAAACTACATCTTTATTTCTTTCTAATAAATTAACAATCGTATCTTCTGGAAATGTCATATCACTATCAAACCACATAATATAATCTGCATTATGATCATTGATAGCTCGCCTAGCTAAGAATTGCCTCTGACTACTTAATACTGTTCCAAGATCCATAAGTATGTCGACTATGTATCCTTGTCTTTCCGTATAACGTATTGCGTCAATTAGAAAAAATGCGAATTCAGAATGTAAAAGTCCATTAGTTGGAATACATATAGCAATATGACTTCCTTTACTGGTTACAGGCACGGCTTTTAGATTCTTACCGAACATTCTATTCTTCGTCTTCGTCCTGTGCTCTTCTATTTGCTGTACGTTCTGCTACCCTGGTTGTTTTATTAACTACATTGAGGTACGTTTGCGTTTTCATAATTGTTTGTTCATATACTTCAAGTGGTAAGTTTAACATATCACTCATATTAGCAGTACTTTGTTTGTTTGATAATGCTTCAACTGCCGCACGTCTTGATAATGTCTCTGACCAATACTCTGGTTCTGCTTCTTCTAATGCATTATTAAACTCTTCTGGATTAGTTATACCAAGCTCTTCCATCACTTCGTTTAACTTCTCTTGTACAATATTCATTTCTTTAACTACTGCTTCTTTTTCCCATTCCGATTGACATGCTGTTTCATGATGGTTAGAAAGCTGAGTAAGGTCTTGACATAAAATTAGTACTAATCTAGGACCTTCTGCTTCATTATAAACAAAATTTTCTCTCTCAAAACTTGTTCTAAATGGGGTACCAGATTGTATATTATACACCGCATTCATAATTTCTTCTACTGACTTTGTCATGGTGCCTCCTTTTGACTCGTTACTATATATCTAACTTTTTATGTGGTGTTCTAGCCATAAAGAAAGGAGCATTTCTGCTCCTTTCGGTGACTCTATATTAGGGTCTGTGTTAAAGCCTAGTTGTCAGAATCATCAGTTGAATTTGGTGAGTAGTAACCTCCAAATGTTGAACTAATTGATACCGCGCCACTAGTAATACCTAAGTAGCCTCCTAAAGTACCTCTTAATGTGAAGCCTCCAGTTGCATAGTGACTACCAGAAGCAACAAATCCTCTTCTGATACGACCCATTGATTTTGTAGACCCAGTAGCTGGAAAGGCGTTTGCCATATCTTATACTCCTATTAGTTTAAAAATCAATGTAAAGTCTTCTTCACATCAGCTTGTAGTTGTTCAATCATTGCTTGTTGCTCTTTCATTGCTTCAACTAAAACTGTAACCATCTTGTCATATCTAATTGTCTTATAACCTTCTAAAGCAGACTCTGTAACTAACTCAGGAAATTGTGCTTCAACTTCTTGTGCTAGAAGTCCAATTTGATTGTCAGTTCTTTCAACGCCAAGTTCTTTAGCTAAACCGTTTGCTTTATAGTTATAACCACCCATTGCCATAACACCTTTAAGTGCTCCGTCAATTGGTACGATATCTTTTTTAAGTCTTTCATCTGAGAAGTAAGCTGTTACTTCACCAGTTGCCTTAATTTCACCAGTAACACTAAATGTTCCTGAGTAAGATCCAGACATTGTTAAAGTACCTGTTCCTGTAATGTCTCCACCGCTTAAACCGTTTCCAGTTGAAACAGATGTAACACCAGTTGCTGGCATGTTAATCATGTTATTACCATCTAAGTAGTAAGAACCTTGTTGACCATCTAAGATGTCAGCATCTAAACCAGATGCGGCTCCATCAACTGTTTTAATTTTAGTTAAAACATCAGAGGCAGTATAGTCTGCTGAGTTTAACTTAGTTGCAATTGAAGTAGTAATTGTTGTTGAAAAGTTTGCATCGTCACCAAGTGCCGCGGCTAACTCGTTCAATGTATCAAGTGTAGTTGGTGAAGCATCTACTAAGTTAGTAATTGCTGTATCAACATAATTCTTAGTTGCACCATCTGTACTAGCTGTAGGTTCTGCTAAGTTAGTAATTTTATTAGAATTCATGTGAACTGGATTACCAAATTCAACATTAACTCCTGCTGAGTCAACAATTCTCTTTGATGTTTGTATTGAAAGTGTTCCCATAGCCTGAATGCTACCTGTTCCACTTGCAAGTAATTCAACAGAACCAGAACCTGATGTATTCATTCTTAAATCTTGGTCTGTATCTGTAGAAAACGTCATTGTATCTGAATCGTCTTCGATTGCTTTCTTACCGTTAATGTAAAGCGATCCTGGACCAACATAAATGTCAGCATATGCTTTAGTAGCCGAGCCTAAACTGTATACGTTGTCTGAGGCTGGGATAAGACTTAGTGTTTCTGCATTGCCAGTTAATGTTAAACCAGCAAATGATGGTGATCCTGCAGTTGTTATATCTTGAGCTGTTTGAATCTCACCTGATGTTGAATTGTATGTGATGCCAGTTCCTGCGGAAATTGCCGCTCTTGCTCTCGCATCTGTGTAATAAAGGTTAGTTGAACCTTCTGCAGTTTCATCTGTTCCAATTGTTACTGCTCCTGTAGAACCGTTAACACTAACAACAGGACCAACCTCAACAATACTGGCTGAACCAGAGACAGATTTTTTAATGTAAACTTTACCGTCATATGTGTTGATTGCTACTTCACCAAGCTCAAGTTGTGAGGTAGTAGGGGTGTTGCCTTGTGTTGCGGATCTTTTTAAAATAATGGTATTTGCCATTGAGTATATACTCCCGGGTTATATAAGCACAATGAGAGGTCGGCTCTCATTTTTTGTGTTCCGTTGTTATTTATACAATTTCTTCTATTTGTGTGTTTTATTAGAGCTAATAATAATATAAATTATTAGAAAGAACCACCGTCTATGCTCTTGTTATCCAAGGTTTCTGTACCAGTAAGAGATGCTTTGGTATTAAGTTGTGTTTGAATATTACTTGTAACACCATCTACATAATTAAGTTCAGTTCCTGTGGCTGTAATTAAGACATTGTTGAAATAAAATAGCGGAGTTCTTATATAAACTCTATCGTTAGTATTATTTGCTAGATAGGTATATGATCCATTAGCATAAAAATTACCATTACTTTGTAAATTACTACTAAAGGAACCCGAAGTTGCACTAACCGAACCACCTGACTGGTTGCCTGCAACATTACCAGTTACATTACCAGTTACATTACCAACTAAACTGCCTGTAAAAGTTGTACTATTTTCAAGAGAATCTATAACTGTTCCACTTCCTACATCTAATCGAAAGTATGGAACAGTAGTTTCTGTAGTGTTGAAATTAACTTTACTAATAGCCCAATGATCAAAGTCTCCACTAGCAGTATGAATGTTTTCAAATTTAAATTTAACACTACTTCCTATAGCGCCTGATGGTAAAGCAATTGATACAGTAGTCCAGGAGGAATATGTTCTTGGACTTCCATAGTATGTTTGCATAAGTGTGTAACTTGAGCCACTGTTAGTACTATAGTAGATTTTAAAATCATCACCACTGTCAGTACCTTCACCACCGTTACTGCCAGTACCTTGGATTATGTCAAAACCAAGTTTTGTATAACTTGATGTATTAATACTTGCAGTTGTAAGGGATCTATTGCCAGTGGTAGCTGAGTTACCTCTAAAACCAAATATACTAGTGGCACCTGACGGATTAGCAAAACCGTTGGCGCTGGTACCTACTCCATTTGTCCTTAGAATTATGTCTTCGTATGTTCCACGATTGCTGTCGCTTAAATAAAATATTCCTGAGGTATCGTATCCTATAAAGGAATTGGTAACAGACAAAGCAATATTATAACTTGATGTATTTGATATATTACCTTGCGAACCAGAAGTAGTTTCGTCTAAAATAAAACGTATTTGAGAGATTGAATCAATGTCGGCTCGCGAATCAACCACTGTTGATAAAGTTATTGGGAGGTAATCGTCTAGATCACTAATTTGTGATTCAGTTATGCTTAGTGCTGATTGGTGTCCAGTAACATCTGATTCCGTAACAGTATAATCTGTTAGATAATTTGAACTTGCATGGTCTCCCCAGCCGTATGAGGTATCCCATTGGCCAACTTTTGTATCTGTGATGTTGTTTGAACCCATATCAATATAATTTCCATTAGCATCTAATGTACCGCCTAGTTGTGGTGTTTTGTCTTCTGATATTTCGTTAACGTCATCTCCATCTGCTTCTGCATTACCACTTGAATCAAATTTACGTGATTTCATTTTACCTGAAGTGGCGTCTCGTTCAATTTTAATTTTTTTACCGGAGCTATCTACCAATTCAATAGCACTTGCTCTAAGTATTTTTCTATTACCTGAACTATCTTTAATATCAAGGTTATCACTACCATCATTTGTTAGTTTAGCACCGCCTAAGTCAATAGTACTACCTGCTAGATAAAGGTCATTAAATCTATAAGTTGACGATCCAAGGTCGTATGTTTCTGTTGTATCTGGAATTAAGTTTCCTGAAATTGTTGACGCACCAATCGTTTTATTAGTTAATGTGTCTGTTGAACTAGCTGTAATATAACTTGATAAATCACTAATTTGGCTTTCGGTTATACTTAAAGCCGCTTGATGAGTTGTAACATCACTTTCAGTAACAGTATAACCTGTAATGTATCCGGCATCATTTGTAAAGACAGAAACACCAGAACTTAATGTCGGTATTACTGATGTATCAATAGCAAATGTTCTGTTTGTTGAAGTGTCAAAATTATCTCCAGAAATACCTGTACCTGGAGTTAAACTTGCAGAGCTAAATGACATAGCACCAGTTGATGAATTATAACTTAAATTACCACCAGAGGCTGATATTGAACTTCTAGTTCTTGCAGTTGTATGATAAAGATTTGATGATCCTTCAGTTACATTATCTGAATCTAATGTATTTTCAGTTACAGTAGTAATAACTCCGTTTTTTTGTATTCCTAAAGTTAAAGATTTTGATGCTCCGCCATATGTTCCTTCAAGAGAATCATATATCTGCGATTGCTTTTGGAATTGAAGAGAGGTTGTACCTAAAACAATCTCTCCAGTTGTTATCAAGAGCCAAGTGCTCTTGCCATTACTAGTTCCTTGTTCAACATAAACAGTCATACCAGAAGAAAACTCTTCAGTACTATCTGCATCAAATGCTCTTGCTATTGTTCCGTTAGATTGACTTGCATAGATGCCATTTTCTGTTGTAGTAGTTTGTCCTACTAGAAGTATTCTATCTCCTTCAGATAAAGTAACTCCATCAACAGAAGATATAGTTGATGTTACTCCAACATTATTTGTTGAGGCTACAAGAACGCTATCTTTATAGTCTGTTAAACCCCTAATGTGCTTTAGTTGACCTCTAAAAAGTGGCATGCATTTATCCTTTGAGTAATAGTATACAAGGTATTTATGTCTTTTCTATATAATTGTGTCAAAGAATAAGGGGCATAAAGCCCCTTATTCAGTAAATCTAACTCTAATTAATGATTAGTAAGTACCACCATCAATTGTTGAGCTTTCGTTAAGTATACCATCAGTATTCAATGTTCCACCTAAAATATAACGAACTGTAATAATGTCGTTAGCTTCTGGAGCGGCATCAAAGGAAATAGTAGTATCAGTACCATCATTTGAAATAGTGTATGAATATGTTGGTGCTTGGAAAATACCGTTAATAAACACGGTGGTATTTTCTATTGAGTCGACTACAACACTGGTTAAGTCAAAGTCTGTATCAGTACCGTTAGCTGTAAAGTTAGCGGCTGTAGTTGTAGTTGATAAGTCGGTTGTTACATACTTCTGACCTGATGAACTCCAAACAAGAGCGGCACCGTCAGCGGGAGAACCTGTATCAACATCTGATAAGTCATCAATACTTGCCGCGGCAATACGAGCATCAGCTCTTGCATTGGTAAAGTATTCGTTAACAGAACCTTCATTAATAGCATCTGTATCCGGAGTTACATATGTTATTGTTCCAGTACCTGAAGCATAACTTAGAATTGTTGTATCATCAGAAACCATTGTAATAGAGGCTTGGGCTCTTGCATCTGTATAGTAAAGATTGCTTGATCCCTCATCTACGTCATCAGTTCCAATAACAACAACACCAGTTGCACCATTAACACTCTGAACTGCGGCTAATGTTGAAATAACACCAGTTGCACTATCATAGCTAATGTTACTACCAGCACTTACAGAAGCTCTCGCTCTACCAGTTGTAAAGTATAGATTTGATGTACCTTCAGTAACATCATCAGTATCCATGTTGCCGATAGCAAATGTGAATCCACCTGCGTTATCATAAGACATAATATCCTGATCATCTGATGTTAATGAAATCGCACTATGTACTCTTGCATCTGTGTAGTACAAGTTAGCTGTACCTTCAGATAAATCATCAGTATCATGATCAGACATCTTAAATGTCATGACACCAGTTGCACTATCATAAGTTAAGTCATCACTTGCACTTATTGTTGCTCTTGCTCTAGCAGTTGTATGATAAAGGTTAGTTGTTCCTTCGTCTACACCGTCAGTATCTGGAGTTGAGTATGCAAAGTCACCTGTTGCACTATCATACACAATGTCACCACTACCACTAATAGCCGCTCTAACACGAGCATCTGTGTAGTAAAGGTTAGTTGTTCCTTCTGTAACTCCGTCTGTGTCTGGTGTTGAGTAAGAAATAACACCTGTTCCTGCTACATAAGCTAAATCACCTGTAACGGAAATAGAAGCTCTTGCTCTTGCATCTGTGTAATACTTGTTATCACCTTCAGCTAAGTCAGTTGTTGTATGATCTGCTAATGCAAAACCAATAACGCCTGTTGTAGAATTGTAGGTCATATCGCCTGATACACTAATTGCACCTCTTGCTCTAGCATCTGAGAAGTACAAGTTAGTTGAACCTTCAGCAACACCATCAGTATTACCTTGAGTATATGTTATAACACCTGTTGAGTTGTCATAACCTAGTTCAGTTGAGTTTACACTAATAGCGGCTCTTGATCTACCATCTGTGTAGTACAAGTTAGCTGTACCTTCAGATAAAGCATCTGTGTCATGATTACTAATGTCTGAAACTGTACCAGTTACATCACCAGTTAAATCACCAACAACATCACCAGTTAAATCACCAATAAATGTTCCTTTAACGTCTTTGTTAAAGTCCCAAGTGTCAGTTGCAGAAACATACAAGATAGTTGCCGCGGCACCATCAACTGTTAAACCAGCACCGTTAGCGGCCGCCGCTGATGCGGCACCTTTTGCTACTGTAATGTTAATATCTTCAACATCTAATGTTGCTGTATTAACGGTAGTTGTTGTACCATTGATAGTTAAGTCACCATCAACAACAAGGTCATTAAATGTAACATTGTCTGTTGTAGCAACGGCCTGACCGATAGCAATTTCTCCAGCTGTAATCGATACACCTGTTCCTTCAGAAAATGCGGCTCTTGCTCTAGCATCTGTGAAATACAAGTTAGTTGTACCTTCACTGATTTTGTCTGTGTTAGGCTTGGCGTATGTAAATGCACCAGTTCCTGAACTATATGACAGAACAGTAGTATCGTCTGAAGTTAATGAAACAGCAGATCTAACACGAGCATCTGTATAGTACAAGTTAGTTGAACCTTCGTTAATATCATCTGTAGTTAATGTTACAACACCAGTTTTAGTGTTAACACTTGCTACTAATGCGTTTGTAGAAAGAACACCAGTTGTATTATCATATGCTAATGCGGCACCTGAAACTGAAATAGCGGCTCTTGCTCTACTATCAAGATAGTAAAGGTTAGTTCCTTCAGCTAAGTCGGCTGTTGTATGATCTGCTAATGCAAAACCAATTGCACCTGTTGTACCATTGTATGTCAAATCACCTGTTACAGAAATTGCGGCTCTTGTTCTAGCATCTGTATAGTAAAGGTTAACAGATCCTTCAGTAATACCATCTGTATCTGGAGTTGTATAAGACATAACACCTGTACTAGAAACATAACTTAAATCACCACCTGCACTAATTGAAGCTCTTGCTCTAGCATCTGTGTAGTAAAGGTTTAAACTACCTTCGTCTACACCGTCAGTATCTGGAGTTGTATAAGAAATAACACCAGTTGTAGAATTGTATGCTAAAGATCCTGCTACACTAATTGCACCTCTTGCTCTACTGTCAAGAAAGTAAAGGTTAGCTGTACCTTCTGCTAAATCATCAGTATCGTGATCAGCCATGTTAAATGTAATTACACCACTAGTTGAGTTGTAAGCAACATCTCCAGAGGCACTAATTGCGGCTCTTGCTCTACTGTCAAGAAAGTAAAGGTTAGTTGTACCTTCTGCAATACCATCTGAATTTGGTTTTGTATATGTAAGTACACCAGTTCCAGCACTATAAGATAGTGTGTTTGTATCAGTACTTGTTAAACTAATAGCATTTCTTGCTCTAGTATCTGAAAAGTATAAGTTACTTGAACCTTCATCTACATCATCTGTTCCTATTGTAACAATACCGTCAGCACCGTTAACACTAACAACCGCACCGTCTGCTGAAATAACACCAGTAGCTGAGTTGTATGTAACGTTAGTACCTGCACTCACAGAATCTCTCGCTCTTGTAGTTGTAAAATAAAGGTTTGTTGAACCTTCATCAACTTTATCAGTATCTTGCTCTGCGAAAGTAAATGCACCAGTTGTATTACTATAAGATAAAATTGTGCTATCTGTTGTTGTTAATGAGATAGCGGCTCTAACACGAGCATCTGTATAGTACAAGTTTGATGCATCTTCTATAATACCAGCAGTAGTAGGATGAGCATATGCAATAACACCAGTGGCACTATCGTAATCTAATACTGTAGTGTTATCTGATGATAAAGTAATTCCTGCTCTTACTCTTGCAGTTGTATGATAAAGATTGTTTGTTCCTTCTGGAACATCGTCTGTTGAAGAAATTAGCTGAGCTAATAATCCATCGTCAACATATTTCTTTGTTGATGCTTCGAGGTCATTGGCTGGTGCACCTGAGAGCACTAATGCTCCAGTCATTGTACCACCTGCTAATGCTACTTTTTCCGATAGTGCTGTTGTCATCGTGGTAGAGAAACTGGCATCATCGCCAATCGCCGCGGCTAATTCGTCTAATGTATCTAGAAGAGTAGGTGCGGAGTTAACTAAGTTGCTAATTTCTGTTGACACGAAGCCTGTTGACGCAAGCTGGGTAGTCGATGTACCAGCGGCGGCAGTAGCGGCAGTCGGAGTACCTCTTAAATCAATTGAGTTCATCAACGAACTCGAACGTGCTTTAATTAAAGGCATGTTTTCTTTTCCTTATTATTGAGAAATGACACTCATGCGTCATTTATAGTTGTCTAAAATTAAATTGGTTAGACCCAATAAAGGATTAGGAAAATATTTTCCGTTATATAGATGATTTTTTAAATTACAACAAGCCAATAATTACGAGATATACTCTTACTGCCTATTGTTGCAATTATTTGGAACTCGTATCTGCAAGGACTGCTCAATGTTGGTGCAGTTCCTACAAGAGTTAAACCACTAACCGACAACCAAGTCGGAGCAGTTTCCTGGGATGATGTTGCACCCAGAGTCAATGTTGACGTGCTATTTACACCTATTGTGTAATTAATGCTGTCTCCGGCACTAAAAGTACCAATAAATTTTCTTGCATCAGTCCATAATGGATTTGAAGTTCCATCTGGTTCTGCAAACGCATCTTCAAATACAAATTCGTTTCCACTATTATCAATTAATGTAATAGATTGATTTCCGGTAAACGTCTCGGCAGTTTTTAATTGCATAGATCCAGCTGATGGATATTCAATGTGTGCAATAGGAACCGTTCCTATTTTAGCACCAAACCCATAAGTCATCTCTGTAACATTAAATGTAATAAGATTAAAAACCGGGGCGGCAGTTTCTGAGTATGCAATGTTTGAAATTTTAGGCCTAGGTCTATCAGTTGTAGATTGTCCTACTAATATTCTAACTTCAACTATAGATCCACTTTCTGGAGCTTCGTCAAATACTAACTTATCTCCGTTGGTAACAACATAACTATACAAAGGTTTCTGTGCAATTCCATCAACTACCACAACAAGATTGTTTGGGCTTGGAACATCTTGTCCTAAATCAAATTGTAAAGTTGTTCCGTCACCAACATAGTTTTTATTAACAGGAGCAAGTGCTACTGTTTGTGGTCTAAAGTTGCCTGTTGTACCATCATAACTAAGCATCTGTCCGTCTGTTGGAGAAGTGTTAGTTACATCTGTTAGATCACTTAGTTCTAAGTTATCAATGGTTGTTTGTAAGCCAGCATCTCCGGCAATACGAGCAGTTTCTTCAGCATCAATATTAGATTGTAATGTAGTGTCTGCGTTTGTTCTGTCGGTTACCTCAGTTGCTAAATTTGTTGTATTAGTAGTAATACTAGTTTGTAATGCTGTATCAGCGGCTATTCTATCAGTTTCTTCTGTATCAATATTAGTTTGTAATGTTGTATCAGCATTTGTTCTATCAATTATTTCTGTATCAAGATTAGTTTGTATTAATGTATCAGCGGCGCCTCTGTCTTGTATTTCTTGTAATATACTTAGACTGTTACTATCAATATTATTTTGTAATGTAGTGTCTGCGTTTGTTCTGTCGGTTACTTCAGTTGCTAAGTTTGTTGTTAATGTGCTAATATCAGCACCGTTTGCGGCATCGCCAGCAATACGAGCATTGGCTTCGGTAGTAATTGCAGTTTGTCTGTCAGATATTTCTGTGTTTAAGTCTCCAGAAAGTGTTGTAATGTTAGCAGTATGAGTTGAATCTGCGGCAATACGAGCAGTTTCTTCGTTAGTAATTGCAGTATCTAATGTAGAAATAGCAGTTTGTCTATCTGATGTTTCTTGCTGAATATCTAATGCTAATTGATTGTCTTGTGCTATACGAGCAGTTTCTTCTGCTGTTATATTAGTTTGTAATAATGTATCAGCATTGGTCCTATTAGTAACTTCTGTTGCTCTTGCGTTGGTTGCAAGTGTATCTGCAAACTGTCTATTACTAATTTCTTGTGTTAAGTCTGTTTGTAATGCACTAATATTTGTATTAGCAGTATTAATCAAAGAAAGTAATGTGTTATCTTCGCTTTGAAAAGCGGCAACGATTTCTGTTAAAGAATCTAATGTTGCAGGATCTAAGTTGCTAACAATATTATTAATCTGTGTTTGCAAGTTTGTTGCAGTTGTATCAACATAAGACAAAGAAACTAATGTATTCCATAATGATCCATCAAATATATCTAATGTAGAAGAACTAGAATCAAAACGCAAGGCACCTGCACCTGGTGTTACCGGTCTTTGAAGTGTATTACCTGTAGGTACTTCTAATGCTCCAGTAGAGTTTACTATTATAGTACCAGTACTTGGAGTTAGTGTATCTGTTGTTTGATTAGTCTTGATTGCCATATTACTTTAGTTTTCCTAATGCAGATGTTGCTGTAGTCTTTTCTTTAGTTCTACCAAATGCTGTTACACCAATAACGGCACCCATTGCAACATGATAAAGTCCTGCTCCTTGTAATGTTAGAGGAGCCCATTGTACTGCTACTTGTCCTCCGGACCCTGCTCCCATTGTTTGTAGTATTCCCCAACCAATTGGTGCTAATATAAAATCAAAAATACATGTTCCCATGTATACCCAACCCATCATAGGTCTCCATTTACTGTTTACCCAATTCTCGTTGGTATTCTTAATAGTTGTTTCAGCTCCTCCGGCAGTAGTTACTGCGGCGGCATTATCAGTGGCCGCTCTGCTTGCGGCAACATCTATTGTAACATTTCTGTTATCGCCTGCAACCATTGCTAGGCTATCGCTTGTAGCTAGTTTATTTTTGCTTTTAATACTAATAGATGTATCAAATCCACTGTCGTCATATGTGCTTAATTTAGGCATAATAAATCTCCCATGTTCTTCATGCTATTTACCGTTTGAGTTAATTTTTTAAGAGATAAAATTTTTAATTAAATTAGTTTGACTACCATTTTCAACTGATTTCCATTTACCTACTGGACATGAAGTTTGAGAAAATGATATTTTTAAGTTGATCAAGCAACCGCACTCTTTGCATTGCTTTGTAAATCTAGTATAAAACTCGCACTCATGACAAATTTTTGCTCTTGATAATCTGTCTTTCATAGATGCTAACATAGAAATATTTATCAAAGAAAAAGCAGAGCTAGTAAAACTAGCCCTGCTTAATTTTTTTTCTTCGCTTAGTCTAGGACTAGATGAAAGAAAGGTTACCGCTTGTGATTGCAATGTTATTAACATAATCAGCCGCGTTACCAAGAGATGAAGCTGTGTTAGAAAGCTCAACATATCCGTAACGTGTCATAAAGCTGACAGTTGGCTCGAATGTGTTAGGATCTAATACAACACCTGAGCTCATCAATGGAATGTATGGGCAATAGAATGCCGGAGCATCCATTTCATTTGCACCTTTATAACCAATCAATACAGGAGCCGCGTCACCACTGTAGTGGTTAACGTATACTCTTACTGAGCTGTTAAGTGTTCCAACAAACTTAGTATTTGTTGGTGCTTCAAAAGTTCCTTCAGTTGTTCTAGCGAATGCTGAAGTTGTAGCAGATTGTAGAATTGTTAAAGCTGTTGGGCTTACAACAATGTAGTTACCTGCACCACGTCTTGTACGAGAAGCAATGTCGTTAGCGGCTCTGTTAATTAGAACTGCAAGAGCGGCATGCTCGTCACCTACGAAGTTAGCTGTACCACTTACTGCGGCTTGGTCATATGTACCAAATGCAGATCCGGAAAGTGCTGTTAATGACTGGATAACTTCCTGGTCAATTTCAGCAGTAATTTCTTGAGCAAGTGCGGCCATGATTTCAGCTTCAACGTCAACACCATGAATGGCTTGTGCGTCCTGAGCGGCTTCAAATGTCCAACGAGCTGATAGCTTTCTGGATTTAGCTTCTACAGTTTCTTTAAGGATCTGGATTGACATTTTGTTTCCACCAGTTCCCTCTTTAGTAGCAGTTGCGTCTGCTTTACCATCAGCACCACCTGAGTACTGGTTAGCAATAGCAAATGGTGATAATGCTTCATCACCAGCAACAACCTCTGCACCAACTACACCGTCTTCGTTTGAAGAAGCGGCGGCTGCCTCAGCATAACGTACACGAAGTGTATGAATCTGAGAAACAGGTCCCTGCATAGGTTGAACACCGACTAATTCGTTAGCGATGGTTGTTGGCATAACACGTCTGATAACTGGTAGAATTACTTTGTTAAGTACTGCTACGTTTCCAGATGCTGTTGCACCAGTGGTTGCTGTCTCAGCCAAATACTTTTTAGTATTTTCTAAGCAAACTTCCATTGTAGATTTACGTTGTCCGTTAAGACCTTCTGTTAAGGCGTCTTTAGTTGCGGACCAATTTTTAGCTTCAAAAAGAGCTTCTGACATTTTAATGTCTCCTTCTTTAGAGTCCAGCTAGTTTACGAAGATCTGCAATAGTTGAATCAACTTCAACTGGAGCTTCGTCTACGTTATTTGCTGGTTTGTTTCCGGTAACCACAGTCTTCTGTGATTGTTGACCCTCAACGATAACTTTCTTGTCTCTACGGACCTCTTCGTTAAGAACTGATGGCAAGTACTTTTGGAATGCTTCATTGAGTTTACTTGTTGGAGTTGTCTCAAGTAATTCATCCATAATAACTCTTTTATCTTTTGATAAAGGAGCATTTAGTTCTTGCATAATACGAGATCTAGTCATTTTATCTTCCGCTAGGCGCTGTAAACGACTTGATTCGGTGATGAGATGTTCTTTATCAGCAATAGCTTTATGTGCTTCTGCTAATTTTACTTCCATCTCAGTAATTTTTCCATTAAGATCACTTACTGCTGTTCCATCTGCAAACTTACTTGACATAAATTCAGCGGCAAAAGCCTCCATAATTTTACGTCCAAAGTTGTTTTCTTTTGCTTCACGGATATCAGTTTTAAGCGAGGACAATTCAGTTTTGAAAGATTCAGTTACAAGGCTGTTAACCTTTTCACTTGCTTTCTTAATAAATTGCGATCTTGCTTCTTCGATAGCAGTACGACCTTCTGAAATTAGTTTAACACGAGCTTCAACTAATTGTTTGTGGTCTTCGTGTAACTCTGAAAGCTCATTAGTTAATTTGCGTAGGGCAAATTCTTCTAAGCCTTTAAAATTTTCTTTTTGTGCGGCTCGATCAGATTTAAGTTCACTAACTTCTTTTGCTAATGTTTCCATAACAAATTTTTGTAGAAGTTTCGCATCTTCACTAATCTTAGTAGCATATTTTACACGAGATTGTTTAGTATCTTCATGTAGTTTCTTGAACTCGTCACTAGCACCAGAAATGGTATCTTGAATCAATTTATCCATTGCTTCAACGAGTTGACCTTTATCGTGCTCATATCGTGTTGCAAATTCCTCACGGAGTTCTGCTGTTACTTCTTCACGAGTTTCAATCTGTTTTTGATCCCAAGCGGTGTTGATATTATCACGCACCTCTTCAGACAATGTTACAGAGCCGAGCAAATCTGTAAAGTTTTCATTACTCATAATTTGTCTCCTCAGACTTTTTTAAGATTCTCAAGGAATCTAAGTACCTCAATTTCAAGGTGCTTTTGTGCGGACTTATCGTAAGTCGTCGCTAGGGCTACATCCATAAGAGCGGCTCGTCTTTTGTCTAGCATAACTCTTTCGTAAATTGGAGTTGGATAAGCATCAGGGGCACTCGGTTGTGCTACAACATCAACAGTAACAATTTCAAAATCTGAAACGTTTCCACCGTTGCCTACATTCCCGGATCCTCTAGAACTTACTCCTAGTTTTACTTTGCTTTCTAGTAATGTTTTAATAATGTTTCCCATTGGAGTTGGAATAATTCTTAGTTTTCCATATCCATCGGAACCTTGCATCCACATTTCAGTAACCATATGACTGACACGGTCGATGTTAACCTGTAAATCATCTGGATGATCTGCTTCGCCTAATACTGAAAAGCCATCTGCTAGTCTTTGACTAATGCTCTCTACTGCCCGAGAAATTTCATCTGCTGGATAAACTCTTTCGTTATGATTCTTTTTATCACCTTGTATGAAAATCCCTTTCATGTAGAGATCCTTACCACCATCCTGATTCTCTGCCATTTCGACAACGAGATTCGCTTGGTCGAATGATAGTCTTTCTGTTAATGGTTGTAAGTTCATCTTATTAACCCTTTACCTGGCTCATTGCTGGCTCAGTAGTTCCATGTGGTAGTTCCTGTGAAGCTGGAGCTTTAGCTGGAGTTGTTCCAGATGCTACACCTTCTGCAGATCCACCTGCCATGTTAACTGCTTTACCACCCATGTCATTTTTCTTAGCGACTGGGCTTGCTTTATTGTCTGCATGGTCGGCCATATCTGGCTTCTGTGCTAATTTAAGTTCTGCCGCTTCGTCAATTTGCTCTTCAGAATCAGCTTCATCGAGGCTTTCTTCTTTTTCTTCAAATTGTACACTTTCTTCTGGCATTTCTTCTTCTGCTGGTGCTTCTGCGTCACCACCTGTTAGCATGTCTTCAAATTCTGCTTTTAGGTTAGCTAGTGCGGCTTCTACGTCAACCATTGCATCAGCAACGTCAGCGGCATCAGATGATACAGGTGCTTCATCAGCATCCATATCTGTTGCAATTTCTGCGGCGTCTGCGTCTGCATCAATAGCATCCATTTCTGCCTCCATATCGTCACCTTCTTCAGTTAAATCAGATTCAACTTCATCAACTGCGGCATCAATATCTTCAATTTCTTCTTCTAGATTAGTATCGTCGGACATAATGTCTTCATAGACTTTACGACCAATACCAACATAGTAATCATGTAATAGGATACTTGCTTTGTCCTCTTCTTTATTCAAGAGGTGCTCAAGTGCCTGTTCAAGTACTGTTGTCATATTCTTTTTCTCCTTATCGCGAAAGGCGGGTATTCACCAATAAGTACTTACTAATGACGCACGAAAAAGCCGTAGTTATAGGGTAAAAACTGTACTTTTTGGCACAATTTTTACAAACCGGCTTATTATTAATGAAAATCTAATATTTTTAAAGAATATTGCTAAACTGCAGGAGGACGTTGATACATTTTAGTAATGGCTTCAAGTCTTGTTTTTTGCTCGTATTTCCTTAGTTCACGAAGTTTACGCAACCTGTTAACATGTTCTAAAGTCATACGGTGTCTACGCATGTCGGAATAGAATGCTACCTCAGGATCGATTTCTTCTTCGATTTCGTCTTGTATTCTTGTTAAGTCATTAAATCTCATAACTTTACTTATTCCTTTTATGCTTCTGGTTCTGTAGGTGCAGATTCACCGCCACCATCGTCTGCGGCTGGTTCTGCATTTTCTAAGTCGTCGGCAAAGTCCATATCACCATCACTTAGTCCGCCACCGCCGGCACCGCCACCAATATCGCTAAATCCAGCTTCTTCGTCGCCTTCAGCTGGTGTTGGGTTTTTATTTTCTTCTAACCAAAGTTTTTCATTTTCAAGTAACTCTGCATCAGTTAAACCTAAGAACTTTTGTAACTTAAATCTATGACTCATGTAAGGTACTTCTGCTAATTGTGTAAACACACTAGCCCTTGCATTATTAACTTCAATTTGTCTATAATCACTAAAGTTTTGAGGCTCTAGCATATCAATCTCAAAAGAAGATGTGTCTACATTAATACCTCTATGCTTTACAAAAGTTTTAAACTCTTTACATAGCATAGGCATAATTAAACCTTGGAGTCTCTGACAGTATCTATTAAAGCGATATTCTTGAATTAATGCTGTTCCTACACGACCATCTGTTAATTGAACTGCACTATCGTCAGGTCCAGTAGGCATATAACTACTAGGAATTCTTAAACCTCTCATTAATTTGTTTGAAAAGAATTTTAAATCGTCAATTTCACCTAAGTTTGTTCCACCCGGTAATACTTCAACTTTACTTCCTCTACCGTCAGCTGATTGAGCAAAGAAAAAGTCTTCCATAATGCTCAAAGGATTGTAACTTGCATCCATAGTAGTACCACCACCTGATCTAGTAGGAATACGTCTTTGGTGTATTTCGTTTTTAACTCTTTCAAGAAATCCCATTGCTTGATGACTAGGTAAATTACCTGTATCAATATAAAACACTCTACGTTCTGGTGCTCTTTGTACACGATAAATGATAATCGCATCTTCTAATAATTCTTTTTGTTTATAAATTTTAAAAACACTATCAAGTATACTTGCTCCAAAAGGCCAGTTAGCATCTAAGCCTTCGCTTAAACTAATATGAATCATATCTTTTGCATCAACTGTAACTTCGGTTCCTGTGTTACCACTTTTATAAGCACTATTTGAAACGTTATATTGATTGTTTGGTCCTGCTTGTACTGCATTGGCCATTGATTGAACACTTTCAATTGGCTTAGTTGCTACTTTTGCTCCTAAGTTAGGGTGTAAGTTACTAATAACATACTGTTCAACTTTACGACCTTCAGCTTCGTTAATTACTGCTCTTTTAACATCACCTGGATTTACCCAATATAATTCAAATGTTTCCGGATCACGTAAAAAGAAGTGATCTCCAAACTTAATAGCACTTCTAAAAGTTCTAAATAGTTTTTGATCAAATCCGTTAATAGCACACCATTTTTTAAGTGTTTCATTAATAGTTGTATTTTCACTTGGTGTTGGGTC